CGACCAATTCCGTGGCCTTTTCAGCGATACATGGGCAATCACTTGCACTATGAACGCGGGCTCATTGGTTGACGGCGCAGGCGAGACAGATGACGTTACAGTGCCCGGCGTGGCCCTGGGCGACATGGTGATCGGCGCGTCTTTGGGCGTGGATTTGGTTGGTTTGACCGTTACCGGCTACGTGTCGGCGGCCAACACCGTCAAGTTCCGTATCCAGAACGAGTCGGGCTCAACAGCAGACTTGGCGTCTACAACAATGCGAATTGTTGTAGTCCGCATGGTCTAAACGACAGGGGGCCCAAGGGCCCCCTTTCTACAGAAAGAAAATGATGGCTACATTTCGTTGTTTGGCAAGTGGTAATACGGTGACGTTCACCCAACAACATGACATTGACTCCATGCGCGGCCACGGTGGCTATGTGCGTGTGGATGATCAGGGCGCTGAGGTGTCCCTTGAGCCCGAGAACAAAGAACTGCCGATGACGGCCCCAGTCCCTGCCAAGCGGATGGGCCGCGCTCGCAAACCTGTTGAAATCTAAAGGAGATCACCATGTACGGTAAAGCACCCAAGATGATGGATTCCAAGAAGGCCAAGAAAGCCATGCCGGTTACCATCATGGTGGCGGTTGGTAAGCCAAAACCCATGCCCAAGCGTGGTCAGCGCACAGCCACCAACAAGGCCAAGAAATGAAGACCAAAGCCGAGAAGAAAATCAGCAAGGTCATGCGCGAGTACAAGGCCGGTGGCCTGCACTCGGGCAAAGGCGGCCCCGTGGTCAAGTCCAAGAAGCAGGCGGTCGCCATCGCGCTGTCGCAGGCTGGCAAGGCGAAGAAGAAATGAAGACGCCCGCCTGGCAGCGCAAAGAAGGACAGTCCAAGACCGGGGGCTTGAACGCCAAGGGTCGGGCGTCTTATAATGCGTCAACCGGGGGCGATCTCAAAGCCCCCGTGAAGTCGGGCGACAACCCTCGTAGGGCCTCCTTCTTAGCACGCATGGGCAATATGCCTGGGCCTGAGATGAAAGATGGCAAGCCCACCCGGCTGCTCTTGTCTCTGAAGGCTTGGGGCGCATCGTCCAAGGAAGACGCCAAGGCGAAAGCCAAGGCCATCTCAGCCAGGAACAAGAAATGAGACCAGTATCCGTCGGCGTCAACCCCACTGCGGGATCGACCAGCACCGTCTACACGGTGCCGACGGGCTATTACGCCAAATTCAACCTGCTGTACGTCCACAACACGGGGGGCGGGTCCAAGACTTTGACCGTCCAGTGGTACGACGCAAGCGCAGCCACCAGCATTGACATCCTGACTGCGGTGACCTACACCAGCAAGGCGTACACACAGTTTGACAATGCGTATGTCGTCATGGAAGAAGGTGACCAGTTGCGCGTTACGCCGGAATCCGGCAGCGCGTTTTCTATCATCGCCACCTTTGAAGAAACAGGGTTGACACGCCAATGACCTACCTCCAACTCATCAACGACGTGCTGGTCCGGCTGCGTGAGACTCAGGTCTCCACCAGCACAGAGACTCAATATTCCACCTTGATCGGCAAGTTCGTCAACGACGCCAAACGCCAGATCGAGGACGCCTACGGCTGGAACGTGCTCGGCCAGACGGTCACGATCACCACCACGCCCGGCACGTACATCTACTCGCTGACAGGCGCTGGCCAGAAGTTCCAAGTGATGGACGTCATCAACACGACTGCCAACGTCGGGATGCAGAACATCAGCTTCGTGGAAATGAACCGTTTCCAGAACTTCGTTCCCGCCATCAGCGGCATCCCCGAATACTACTCATTCGACGGCGTGGACAGCAGCGGCGACACCAAGGTCGTGCTGTACGCCCGCCCCGACAACGTCTACAACATCCCCTTCTCGCTGACTGTGCCTCAGGCCCCTCTGTCCGCTGACAACACTCTGGTGATGGTGCCTGACGTCTTGGTGGTGCAAAACGCATATGCCCGTGCTCTCGTCGAGCGCGGCGAAGACGGCGGCCTGAACAGCTCCGAGGCGTACAACCTGTACCGCTCGATGCTGGCCGACTACATTGCGCTGGAGGGCACCCGCTATCCAGAGAACCAAGAGTTCATCGCCATATGAGCCAAGTCCTCCAGACTGCTGCAATCTCAGCCCCTGGCTTTTACGGGCTGAACACGCAAGACTCGCCTCTGGACTTGGCGTCTGGCTTTGCGCTGGTCGCCACAAACTGCATCATCGACCAGTACGGCCGCGTCGGCTCGCGCAAGGGCTGGAGCCGCGTGAACAGCTCGTCCGGCGACCTGGGTGCAAACAACGTCGGCGTCATTCATGAGCTGGTGCAGGCGGACGGCACGATCACTGTGCTCTTTGCGGGCAACAACAAGCTGTTCAAACTGGACGGCTCCAACGCCGTAGTCGAGCTGACATACGGGGGTGGGGGTACGGCACCAACGATCAGCGCCAGCAACTGGTCTTGCGCGTCGCTCAATGGCATCACGTACTTCTTCCAGACCGGTCACGATCCGTTGATCTACGATCCGGCAGTCAGCACAACGACCTATCGCCGCGTGAGCGAGAAGTCAGGTTACGTCGGCACAGTGCCGTCTGGCGACATCGTGCTGTCAGCGTTCGGCCGTTTGTGGGTGGCCAACACCTCCACCGTGAAGAATGTCGTGTACTTCTCCGACCTCCTGTCCGGTCACATTTGGACCACAGGCACCGCAGGCTCACTCAACATCGACCGAGTGTGGCCAAACGGGCCAGATGAGGTGCAGGGCCTAGCAGCCCACAACGGCTTCCTGATCATCTTTGGCAAGCGTCAGATTCTGGTCTACGCCAACGCCACCACGCCGTCTACCATGTCGCTGTCCGACACGGTGGGGGGCATTGGCTGCATCGCCCGCGACTCCATCCAGTCCACGGGCAAGGACGTGCTGTACCTGTCCAATTCAGGCGTGCGTTCGTTTGCTCGCACGATCATCGAGAAGTCGGCCCCGCTGGGCGACCTGTCCAAGAACGTGCGCAATGACTTGATGCAGGTTGTGGCTGGTGAGACCCTGGCCAACATCAAGTCGGTCTACTCTGAGACAGAGGCGTTCTACTTGCTGACGCTCCCGTCGGTCAAAGAGGTGTATTGCTTTGATACCCGCGTGCAGTTGCAGGATGGGTCGTTCCGCGTCACCAACTGGAACTTGATTGAGCCAACGGCGCTGCTCTCGCGGCGCAACGGCGATGTGCTGATCGGCAAGAACGGCTACATCGGCAAGTACAGCACCTACCAGGACCACGCATCGGCCTACCGGATGCAGTACTTCACCAACCATGCTGATCTTGGCAACGCCAACGTCACGTCGCTGCTCAAGCGCTTGAAGGTGGTGGTGATCGGCGGCACGAACCAGTACGTCACGATGAAGTGGGGTTTTGATTTCAGCACCAACTACCTCTCGGCCAACGCGCTGATCCCAACGCAAGGCGTTTCTGAATACGGTATCGCCGAGTACGACATTGCTGAATATGCGGACGGCGTAGCCTTGCAAACTTTATCAATCAGCGCAAGCGGTAGCGGTAAAATCGTCCAAACTGGCTACGAAGCCAACATCAACGGCGCGCCGCTGTCGATTCAGCGGATTGAAATCCAATCCAAAGACGGGAAAATCTCATGAGCAATTACACACAGAGCACGAACTTCGCCACAAAAGACGCGCTGCCGTCTGGCGACCCGCTCAAGATCGTCAAGGGCACCGAGATCAACACGGAGTTCAACAATATCTCCACAGCCATCGCGACCAAGGCTGATCTGGCGTCGCCTACTTTTACGGGCACCCCTGCGGCTCCCACTGCTTCGTATAGCACCAGCACCACGCAAATTGCCACTACCGCTTTCGTACAAGCCGCCCTGCAAGCGTCGTACCCCGTTGGCTCCATCTACATCAACGCTGGTGTCACAACCAACCCGGCAACGCTGCTGGGTTTTGGCACTTGGACTGCCTTCGGCGCGGGCAAGGTCATGGTCGGCTTGGACGCAGGCGACGCGCTGTTTGACGCCCTGGAAGAAACAGGCGGCAGTAAAGACGCGGTCGTGGCTTCGCACACGCACACAGTAACTGACCCCGGTCACACGCACAATATTGGGCAAGCGCTTATTCAGTCAGGATCAGGCGCAAACGTCGGCTACCCCGCAGACAACACTAGCAGCCCTGCGCCGGTCGTTTCTAACACCACAGGCATCAGCATCAACAGCGCCGGGGTAAGCGCAACAAACGCTAACCTCCAGCCATACATCACCGTAGCGATGTGGAAACGGACAGCATGATCACGCATCACTTCAGCGATGGGCTGTACGCCAAACAAGCGGTTATCCCCGCAGGCACGGCCATCCTGAAGCACACGCATGACTTCAGCCACCTGTCGATCCTGGCTGCTGGCAAGGTGGCGGTGATGAAGGGTGAGGAGATTGAGGTGGTCGAGGCCCCGGCCTGCATTGAGATCAAGGCTGGTCTGACGCACGGCGTCAAGGCCATCACGGACTGCGTTTGGTTTTGTATTCACGCCACTGACGAGAAAGACCCGTCAAAAGTGGACGACGTTTTGATTGGAGTTTGATATGCCGTTTATTGGTGAACTTATCGGGGCCGGTGCCAGCCTTATTGGCGGCCTTCTCGGCGGTGATTCCGCCGAAGACGCGGCCAACACGCAAGCAGCAGCGCAGGCCAACGCAGCGCGTATGGCGGCTGAAGAGTCGCGGTTCCGCCCAATCGGCATCACAACGCGCTTTGGCTCGTCTAATTTCACCACCGGCCCTGACGGGCGTGTGACCGGTGCGGGCTACACGCTCGACCCGCAGTTGCGAGCCTTGCAGGACCGCTTCTTGGGTCTAACGGGGGGTGGCCTCACGCAAGCCGAGCAGGCGCAGCAGCAGTTCTCCCCTCTGGGCCAAGCCGCGCAAGGTTTGTTTGGCCTTGGCCAGCAGTACCTCGCCCAGTCACCAGAAGAAGCCGCGCAGCAGTACATGACCGCGCAGCAGAACCTGCTGGCCCCCAGCCGTGAGCGCCAGTTTGCGCAGCTCCAGAACCAACTGTTCAACACAGGCCGTGGCGGCCTGTCTGTGGGCGCAACAGGCACTCGCCCAGGCGGCGGCGCAGGTTTGGGCGCGTCCAGCCCTGAGATGGAGGCGTACTACAACGCTCTGGCCCAGCAGGACGCCGCGCTGGCAGCGCAGGCTCAAGAAGCTGGCCAACGCCAAGTGGCATTCGGTGCTGGCCTGTTCGGCACCGGTGGCAACTTGCTGACGCAGGGTTACCAAGGCCAGGCCGGTGCTCTGGCCCCATACGAAGCCTACCTCCGAGGCGCTACAAACTTGGAACAGCTTGGCATGCAGCCTCTGGAAGTGGGCGCTGCGCTGGGTGGCCGGGTGGCCAACCCAACAGGCGCTCAGGCGTTGTACCAAGGTGGTATGGCCGCTGCGGGCACACAAGCCCGTGCCGACGCCTACAATCCATTTGCCACGGCTTTGGTCGGCGCAAGCCAGAACCCTGCGCTGATGCAAGGTGCTGCAAAGCTGTTCGGCGGTTCGCCGATCATTCCGCAGAACCTGAACGCGGGCAATCTTGCCGGGTCGTCTTTTGCGTATGACACCTTCGGCAGCGCCGTCCCCGTCATCTAAGGAGTAAGACATGGCAGAAATTGTGCAATCCCTGTTCGGCGTCACGCCGGAGTCTTACCGGATGGCCCAGCAGCAGCGTGCAGACGCGCAAGCGTTGCAGTTCGCCCAGCTCGACCCGTTCCAGCAGGCGAACTTCGCCATTGGCCGTGGGGCCAACATGCTGGCTGGCGCTGCTGGCCGCGCCCTGGGCGGCGAAGACCCTGAGTTGCAGCGCATCACCCTGCGCCAGCAGATCGCGGGCCAGCTCAACCCGAACGACCCCGCGTCCATCGAGCGTGGCATCGCCGCGCTGTCGCAGGCTGGCGACCCACAAGGCGCGATGCTGCTGCAAGCTGAGTACCGTAAGCTGATGGAAAGCAACGCCTTGGTGGCGCAGCGCGGAGCCGCCGCAAGAGCTTCCGACGCGGCGGCCACCCGTGAGCGCACACAAGCGGTGCCAGCGGATGTGCAGACTGCGCGTGAGTTGGCCAACTTAGAGATCACTCTGGGGGCTTTGCAGGCTATGGAAGCCTCGCCTGAGCGCGACGAGGCCGTGCGCCGCGTCAATTCTCAGCTGACGAACTTGCGCAGCCTGACGACCAAGACAGAAAAAGGCCCTGCGTTTGGTACAGACCGCGAGGCCGTGGCCGCTGAGGTCTATGGCAAGCCTTTCGGCCAACTGACGCAGCTTGAAAAGGCGGCTGTGAACAAACGTGTCGAGGAAGAAGGCAACCGAAAAGCTGCTTCTACTGCGGCCAAACTGGTGCTGCCTGGCACGAAGGAATTGGTGGATATCCCTAGCTTCCGCGCTAAGGTGCAGGCCACTATTGACGCACCTTTGAAAACGCTTTCTGCGATTGAAAATGCGCTGCCTAACATCGAAGATGCGATTAAAACGGATAACTTCGCGTCGTACCGCGCCGCACAGGTGCAGTTCGCCAAGGCCATCGCTGGCGCAGGCGACCTGAGCCAGAAGGAACTGAAAGCGGCTGGCGCTGACCCCAGCTTGCTGGGTGGTGGGGCCGACTATCTGTCTACGCTGGCGACATCTACGCCTACCAAAGACACAATGCAAAAGATAAAAAGCGCTATGCTGACCATTCAGCGTGTCAACACCGCCAAGGCGCAAAACGAAATCGACCGCCAACGCAAGATGGCTGTACAGTCTGGATATCCTACCGCCGCGCTCGATACTGCGTTGGACTTTGGGTTGCAAGCTGCGCCAGTAGCGCCTGGTGGCGGTACACTGGCCGAACAAGCAGCAGCCATATTGAAAGCCCGGCAAGCCGCAACATCTGGAGGCCGATAAGATGTCACTTGACCTGACCAAACTGTCCGACGCAGAACTGCAAGCCATCTCGTCCGGCAACCTGAACGCGCTGTCTGACGAGACGCTGCGCATGATCTCAGGCGACGGTCAAGCGACCGCGCCCGCAGGCGACTACCGCGCAGAAGCCGCTCGCAAGGGTTTGGCTGGCAGCGCCGGTATGGTCTCCGGCGCGACCAACGTCGTCTTTGACACGCTGTCCAAACTGGGTATCAACCCACTGGAGATCGCGGGTAACTTGGCCAGCCGCCTGACTGGCACTGCACCTGCGCCAGCAACCGCGCCGACGACCGGCGTTGAGTCATACCGCGCAGGTCGTGAGGCCGTGCGCCAGCCGCTGATGCAGGCGATGGGCTCGACAGGTGCTCAACCACAGGGCGGAGGCCAGGAGATCGTCGCGGCGGGTATCGAAGCCGCCACGTCGCCCGAAAACTACCTGTTCCCCGCGCTGGCGGCCACACGCCGTATGGGCTTGTTCGGCCAATCAGTCTTGCGTCCTGCCGAGCAGGTCGTCGTGGGCGCTGGTGCCGAGGGCGGTGGCCAAGCGGGCGGCGCGTTCGGCGAGAAGGTGGGCGCTCCTGTAGCTGGTCAAATAGCAGGCAGTATGCTGGGTGGCGGTTTGTCTGCCTACGGCATGGGCACCGCTTTGAAGACTGCGCCTCTGGCTGGCAAAGGCTTCGATCTGGCCAAGTCGCAGTGGGACAAGGTGCGCGGCACCGTGCCCGAGGACGAGCTGCTCAAGGACGTGGACAACCGCATCAGCAACATCTTCATCGCGGCAGGGGCAGCCGACCCCAACTTCATGAAGACGCTGACCGACGCCGCCAAGGCGCAGCAAAGCGTGTCGCTCAAAGCGCCAGGCGGCGCGAGCGTCCAGATGCCGGTGTCGTCGCTGTTGGCCGACAACCCTGTCATCAACAACTTCATCTCCAGCCTGTCCTCGCGTGACCCTGTGTTCCGCGCTCAGTACGGCAATCAGTACGAAGCCGCCAAGCAGGCGCTGCTGCAAAACCAGATTCGCCTGTTCGGCGATCCAACCAAGGTGGCGGTCAACGTCGCCGCACCTGACTTGGCCAAGGTGCAAGCCCGCCGTGTCCGCTCGCTGGACGAGCAGATCGCCGACGCCTACAAGAGCCAGTCGATTGACCCCAACGTGTTTGGCCAGCGCGTGTCGAACCTGGTGGACAAGAAGGCAGCTGCGGCCTACGCCGAAGTCAAGCCGCTATACACCGAGGCGTTTGACATCGCCAAGACCAAGAATTTGGAGCTGCCCGCAGGGTCTGTGGACGACATCTACAACTTTGTGGCCGGTGAGCGTGCGTCTGACGCCTTCAAGACCTTCCCTTCCATCTACGGCAAGGTGCAGTCCAAGTTCCGCCCCACGACCACGGAGCCAAGCGCGATCTTGACCGCCGAAGGCGTCCCTATGACGCCTGGCGGCCGTGAGTTCAGCGCCGCAACGATTGAGGACTTGGACTCGCTCAAGCGCGAGATCAACCGCCAGTTGAGCAAGACCAACGAGCCTGCCGACATCCGACTGTTGACTGAGCTCAAGCAGCGCGTCGGCGGTCACATTGACAGCCTCGACCCTGACTTCGTGGCCGCGTACCGCAACGCGGACAAGGCGTACCTGCAAAAGGTCGGTCTGCCGTTCGACGCCGCGACGCTCAAGAACGTGGACCGCAAGAAGTTTGTCGAGCAGATCGCCCCAGCGATCATCGGCAACAAGTCCAACGTCGTCGAGTTCGTCAACGCCACAGGCCCAGAAGGCACCCAGCTGGCCCGTCAGGCGTTCTTGGACAGCTTCACCAATGCTGCGGTCAAGAACGACGTTCTGGACCCCAAGGCTGCGGCCAAGTGGCTCAAGAAGAACGAGGGCGGCGTCTCGCTCATCCCCGGCTTGCGTGACGAGCTGCAAGGTGCGACCAAGGACGTGCAAGTGCTGCTGGACACCCGCCGCAAGCTCAACGCTGACTTTGAGCGTGTGGCTGGCGAGCAGATTCTGAGCTCGACCGGCATCCAAGACGCGCAGACACTGGTCTCCAAGATGTACGGCGACTTGGGCTTCACCAACAAGTTCATGCAGCAGTATGGCGCGAACAAGGACGCGGTCAACGCTGCGCGGTCATTCATGCTGGATGACGTCGTGCGCTCCGGCGACCCGATTGCCACTTTGGCCGACCGCAACAAAGCCGCTGTGTTCAACCGCGTGTTTGGCCCGACCTACGCTCAGAAGGTGCAGGACTTCGCAACTGTGGCCGACCGCCTGACCCGCGACATCACCAACGTGCCGTTCCGTGGCGAGACCGTACCCAAGACGCCGATTGAGCAGCTGACTGGCGTGCCGCCCGAGCAGATTCTGTCGCGCATCTACAACCCCGTGTCTGGCGCGACATACGCTATCACGTCGCTGTTCAGTAAGTTCTGGGCCAAGAAGGCGTCTGACGCTACCGAAGCGCGGCTCAAGGAGCTGCTGCTCAACCCGAGCGACGCTGTCAAGGTCTTCCAGGCTGTGCAGCCCCGCGTTGACAAGCTGGACCCGAAGAAGATTCAGGACGCCATCGACGTCGGTCGCAAGTACGGCATCCAGTGGGTGCAAGACGCTGCGCAAGACGTTGCAACCGGCGCTGCTCGCGGCGCGATCCAAGGAACTGAGGAGTAAGCCATGTTTCCACTCGCAGCGCTCATGGACGTCGGCGGTAAGCTGATCGACAAACTGATCCCGGACCCCGAGGCCAAGGCCAAGGCCCAGGCCGAGCTGATCAAGATGCAGCAGGACGGTGAGCTGGCCAAGATGGCCAACGAGACCAAGGTGCTTGAGATCACCAACGCAAACACGGCAGACGCCCGTGACATGCAAAAGGTCAATAAGTCCAAGATGCCTGCGTTCCTGTCGGTCATCACCGTGGTGGGCTTTTTTAGCTTGCTGCTGGGGTCGGCTTTTGGCGTGCTGACGTTGACAGGCTCAGACATTATGATGCTGCTGCTCGGGGTGTTGGCCCGCGAGACAGCGTCTGTATATAACTTCTGGCTTGGCTCTTCCAACTCTAGCCAACAAAAAGATATATTGAAAGGCAAACAGTGATTACAGCCGAACAGCTCAAAGAACTGCACATCTCCGAGGACTGGCTGGAGCCCCTGAACGAGGCTTTCCAGCGCTACGAGATCAACACGCCTTTGCGGATGGCGGCGTTCATCGGCCAGTGCGCCCATGAGTCCGGCAACTTCAAGACCTTGCAAGAGAACCTGAATTACAGCGCCGAGGGCCTCTGCCGCGTCTGGCCCAGTCGCTTCCCTACGCTGGACGCTGCGCAGCCCTACCACCGCAACCCCGACAAGATCGCCAACAAGGTCTACGGCGGCCGGATGGGCAACGGCACCGAAGAGACTGGCGAGGGCAGCCTGTACAAGGGCCGTGGCCTCATCCAGCTCACCGGCAAGGACAACTACACCCTGTGCGGCGACGCCCTAGGCATGGACTTCATCCACAGCCCCGACCTGGTGCTGGCGCCTAAGTACGCTGCGCTGTCAGCCGCTTGGTACTGGAACAAGCGCGGCCTGAACAAAGAGGCAGACGCCAAGGACTACACCGCCATGACCAAGAAGATCAACGGCGGCGTCATCGGTTTGGACGACCGCGTCAAGCACATCAACCACGCCTTGGAAGTGCTCAGCGCATAAGCGCGAGCGCCCCGACCATTATCAGGTTGGCCGCCAAGGCCACCAGCACCAGATAGGCAAGCCGCCCCAGCCAATACCGCCAGACTGACTCTGGCAGTGGCTCGGCGGCTTTCATCTTCTTGCCTATCCTGGCGGTCATGACACCTCCCTCAGATAGGCCGTCAGGCGCTCGATCTTGCCGTGGTGGTACTCCACCATCTTGGCAGCGTACTCTTGCGTGTCCTGCATGTGCAGCAGATCGCGCTTGGCGGCCTCCAGCTCGCGCAGCGCAACGGCCTCGATGCTTGGGGTGCGGAATAGGTTCTTGATGAGTTTCATACGACTGATCTCGCTTTCTTGTTTCTGACATCCTTGACGACTTCGCCGATGGCTTTCTCCATCTGAGCGACGGTGCAGCGGTCCAGCTGCGCGTCATGCAGTTCCATGACGGTGTTGGCCGCGTTCAGCTCGGCCCCGGTGAACACGAAGCGGTCACCTAAGCTGACGCCTCGCTTGCACATCGACAGCAGCGCGTCCTGCCCTGCCTTGATCTCCGCCGCCCAGTCGCGGCCAAGGGCCGGATCGACCCGCGCCAGCGCCTCTGTGATGTTGAACGCCTCGATGAGCACGTCCATGTCCTTGCGGGTGGCTGTGCCCTCCACCACGCAGCGCAGGGCCAGGTGGTTCTTGATCCGCACGTTGTCCATGACCTCGGTAGCGGTCAGCACGGGCCGCAGCCCGGCGATCACCCACGTCAGCGGGTCGTGCAGCTGCGCCTTCGGGCGGTACTTGCTGCGCTTACGCATGGTCTGGCCTCGGGCAGTTGGGTGGTGCCAAATGGATGCAGTAGACCGCAGCCCACTGGCCACGGTACGGGCCTTCCCAGCGGTCGATGTAGACGTCAGGCATGCCTTCGAGGCAGTTCCTGAGCGTGTCTTTGCGCACGCCAGTGGCGTCGTGCAGCTCAACCAGTGTCATGCCATCAGGTTTGGCGATCAATCGTTCTCTTACTTTAGGGGCGTGTGTTTTCATTGTTTCGATTTCTTGTAGGCGTGCGTTGGCTTCCTGAGCAAACTTGATCAGGTTGCGCGTCTCCCATGCGCGGAAGTCGCTCATGTCAGGCTGGCGAGCAGCTCGGCGCGCTCACGGGCCACGCGCAGGGTGTTGTAGCGCTGGTGCAGGCGCTCGACCCAGCGCGGGCGGCGCTCAGTGGCCAGCTCCTCGTCGAGCAGCGCTTTGACCTGTTCCTCGGGCATGGCCGGGAACGCTTCGTTAAGACTTCGCCAGGTGTACTTCAATTTTCTTCTCCAGTGATTCAATGAGGGTCTTGGTGCGGTTGTAGCTGCGGGTTGCCGCGTTGAGTTGCCGCGTCTTGTGCTTGATGTCGCTCTTGGCGGCTTTGAGTTTGGCTTTCCATTGGTCGATTCGTTTCACTGCATAGCTCCTTGTTGGATGATGACCCACTGGGTCTTTGGTTTCTTGTAGTGGACGCCCCACTTGAGGCGATCCTTGGGGTGAGGGCAGTCGTCGGGCACAGGCACAGCCACCCACACCTTCTCATACTGCCCGCGCCGGGCGATGCGCCAGCGGTCCACGTACACATCAGGCATAGCCCGCAGTGACGTTCTGACGTTGGCCACGTGTATGCCTGTGATCTCTGCGATCTCGCCCGGCGTCATGCCGCTTGGCCGTGTGCGCAGCAGCGTGCGGATTTTCTTTTGGCGTACAGGTGTCATTTGATAATCCTCATGAACATACCGCACTTGGCGCATTTGTAGATCGGTTGGGTTGGGACTTCTTCCCAGCGGTGTTTGCATTCAGTCATGTGTTCTCCTTGATTCCAGCTTCCAGCTTGACTAGCTCACGCAGCTCTGCAATTCGTTTCATGTATTTGATGGCTTGCTTGTTGCCCTGCAACTCTGCCCCAACGATTGCGTTTGCTTGGATGAAGTGAAGGTCCATCAAGAATTTATTCATGTCGTGCCAGTCTTGTGTTGTCATGATGCGTACCCCGTTACCAATACATGGTTCTTTGCCTCTTCCAAAGCGCCGACCAACTCAAGTCGGTTCTCGACCTTGGAGCATTTGATTTTGAATTGCCCCGTCCCCCGGTGGAACATCAGCACAATGACAGCATCAGGCTCCTCGTCAGCGGCCTCGTTCAGTGTGGCCTTGGCCGCTACTTTGTACTCATCAAATGTCAGTGATTTCAGTTTGCATTTAGTTTCTCCTCTTGCTCGGATAGTTGCGGCTTTACTACGAACATATGCGATTGCGGTGCTCGGCTCCATCTCTCGCTCCATATCTTCTGCCATTTCATCCAACACCTTCGCACACGCCTCACGCTCGTCAGCGCGGGCAAGTTCGGAAAATGCTTCCAGCTTTTCAAGGTTGATTGGCTCACCCGTCACGTAGTCATACGGCAGCTTTACTTCACGCGCCATCTCAATCACTGTTTTCATGCGAACCTCCAGCCACAACGTAGGTGTAAACAGCCTGTGCAATCAGCACGGCGATCAGTGCGTAGATCATGGTTGCTCCTTAATTGCGTAGTCGTGAAATATCGTGCCCTTACTTGCATCTCCTACTTTGCAAGATTTAACCCAGACATTTTTACCGGTTGACAGCCTTCTTAAATGGCCTCTGCGCTCGTGCAGTCGGGGCGATGCGTGTGTGCCACCTTTGGGTTCTTGGCGAGGCTTAGATGGCTCAATCCACACAGTTGTCCAATCGTAGGTAGGCATCTTTCCTTGCTGCACCTTGCGGTGGTTAGTGAAGGTGTCCCGCACCGATGGGATGTAGGCTTCAATACGCTGGTTCATAGCGCTGTACCAAGCCCCAATTTGCGCCAACATGATCTCTGCCAGTTCTTTGTCAACCGGCTCATCATCACTGACTGCGCCGTAACGAATGTTGTCATCCTCAATGAAG